AAAAGCTTTCCTCTCAAAGTGAAACTAGCAGGCTGGCGTATCACACACCAGTTTACTACTATAAGTTTCGTCAAAAACGGCATCAATTATCTCCTGATAATCAGGAAACTCCAATTCCGCTCCCAGAAAGTAATCACGTGACAACAAAGAAACAAGTTCTTCCTTGAAACCAACGTAAATATTTTCCGGAAACGCAATAGCAACCTCCCAAAGAACAGAAGTAACCGCCCCCTTAAGTTGTTCTCCCCGAGACACAACAGTAGAGGGTAAAGTCCAAGATAAAGTTTTAACAAGAGAATTCAAGTCAAGCGGTGCTACCCAATGACTAAGGTCTTGTCTCCATCTGAACTTTCGTTTGAGAAATGAGCATGTATCGACATTCACAAATCTATCCATCTCACCGGACTTACTAGGACTAGTAAAAGCCAGATTAAGAAGGGACTCACACTTATCTTTATACACCCAATTATCAAACGTACCACGTATTTCTGGCTTCACGGAAGCGAGCATATCATCTCCGTAAACCAAAGGTCGAACACACTCAAAGAAGTTTAAATGAGAATGCTCTTCCTTACTATAGAAAATGTACATCATTATCAGGATTCCCCGAAGGGAATTATCCTCAGCAGTCGCGTACTTACCTGACGGCTGAAGTCCTGAAACTTCCATAAGATCATTAAGGACCTCTATCTGGGGAAAGAGGCTGTCTGTCATTAGACCCAAAACAATCTTTAAGGCCGTTTCATTGTAGCCAAACGCTTTTAAAACTCGATAAACTACCGAGCTAGCAGCATGGCCAATATCAAACGGCATCAACTGATCAAAGGAGCTATAGTCCCCCTCTAACCAATCAGTTCCAAAACCTGATAACCAGTCAACTAATTTCTGCGCATCGGAGTGCATGTTAATCCCGACTGCACAGCCAAAAGATTGACTGTTTTCCACCATTTGTGAATAAAAAGGCGAAAGATACATCCGGCTAACTATAAGAAAAGGAAGAGGAGTCATATAAAACGGGCGGGTTTTACCCGCGCACGCCTTGGAAATCTCACGAGGTTCGTC